TGCACAAGGTCAAGCCAACATGCAGGACATGATTATTGAAACCATGAACGATGCACAAAACTTTTCCCCTGCTACTACACAATTCAACATTGAAGGTCAAGTAACAATACCAACGGAAACTTCCACTGGTAGTGCTGCATGGATTGCAGCAGAAGGCGATGCGTATACCGAAAGCGACCCTGCGTTTGGACAGTTGACTCTGACTCCTTACAAGGCGGGAACTTTGACACAGATTTCAGAGGAACTTTTACAAGATTCCGTTGTCAATCTTGAAGCGTTCGTTGCATCAAACATCGGAAGAAAGTTTGCTGCACTGTTAGAAGCAGCATTTGTTAATGGTAATGGTTCTGGACAGCCAACAGGTGTCACAGATGGAAGTGACAAAGGTGTAGATGCAGCAGGTGCAGCAGCAGTAACATTTGATGAAGTGCAAGACCTGTTCTATTCAGTTAAAGAATCCTATCGCAAGAATGGTTCTTGGCTAATGAGCACAACAACACTTTCAGCATTGCGTCAACTCAAGTATGCAAGTGGAACAGAAAGTTACATTTGGCAACCAAACATGGCAGAAGGTTCACCAGATACAATTCTAGGTAGACCAGTCATTGTGAGTGATGAGGCAAATGCAATGACCACTGGCTTAAAGCCAATTCTGTTTGGTGACATGTCATATTACTACGTGGCATACAACGCAGGTATTTCCATACAACGCTTGGATGAACTGTATGCTGCAAATGGTCTCGTAGGAATCCGTGGCATGTTAAGGGTCGATGGAAAACTTACACAAGGCGAATCCGTTAAACATATCCTCATGGCATAAGAGCCATAAGTTTATTGGTTACTAAACCGCTACACATGGGAGGGGTAGGCAACTACCCTTCCCGCAGTAGCAGGAGAATTGAATAATGAAATATGAATGTGTTAAAAACGGCATGGCAAAAGATGGACGGCACATAACTGCGGGTAGAGTCATTGAACTTGACCCTGAATATGCAGAGCATTTACTTTCAAAAGGTTTGGTTGTTGCCAAAGGTTCATCAAGCAAGAAAAAACAAAGAGCAGTTACAAAACCACATGACCTTGAACAAGCAGTTGAAGAAGAATAATGGTTTATCAATCCCCATATTCCTATGAGCGTTTCCACGTAAGCACCCCAAGCACAGAGTGTTCATCAACAACAGCAGACTTAAAAAGTTGGTTGCGTGTTGATACGTCTGATGAAGATACTGAAATTGCTTACATCGGCATGGCATGTCAAAACCTGCTTGAAGATTTGACGAACACAACAATGTTGCAGCAAACAATGAAAGTGTACTTCAATGGCTTTCCGCCCGAAGGCACACCAATGCGATTGCCAAGACCACCACTCATTAGCGTTACAAGTATCAAGTACGTGGACAGCGATGGCACGCAACAAACGTGGTCAAACTCGTTGTATGAGGTAAGTACGCTTGGCAAAATGCCTGCGGAAATACTGCCAATTGAAAGTGAGTCATACCCAACCACAGGCAGCACACCAACTGCAAGTGTATTCAATAAAGTTGAAGTTGAATACATAGCAGGGTACGCATCGCGTGGTGAGATACCACAAGGATTTGTGGTTGGTCACAGAATGTTTGTTGGTCACTTTTACAATAACAGGGAAGCAACCACAATTGGCAACGTGAAGGATTTGCCCTTGGGCTTGCAGATGATTGTTGCAGTAAACAAAGTACCAGAGGTAAATTAACAATGGCACTGCTTGCAGGCAAATTACGCCACAGGGTTTCTATTCAAACCGAAAGCACTGCGGTTGATTCGTATGGCGAACCTACTGCGAGTTGGTCAACCGATGAAACCGTTTGGGCTTCGATAGAGCCAACAGGTGGCAACGAAGTGGACATTGGTGAAGGTCAGGCGGGGATTATTACCCACCGCATTTTCATACGTTACACGGCAAATGCAACACCAAAGAAACGTCTACTGTTTGGTGCTAGGATATTTGGAATTGTATCTGTGCTAAACCACGAAGAACGCAACGAGTTTATGCAACTTCAATGCAAAGAGGAATCTAACTAATATGCTTGGAAGTAAAGGCAGAGGATTGGGATTGGGCATTACCGAAAAAGCGGGTTCTGTTTCTGGCATAAAAGAAATTGATAGGGCGTTGACCAAACTTGAACGAAGGATAAACAAGAAGGTTATGAAGAAGGCAGTGCGGAAAACCGTTGCCGAATATCGCAAAGAAGTACGAAAGCGAACACCAAAACGAACAGGCATATTGAGAAAGTCCGTCACAACCGATGTTAAGATAATGAAAAAGTTTTTCATCAAAGGGCGTATGTACTTTGGCAGGAAATCAGGCAGGAATGGTTGGCATGCACACTTGGTTGAACACGGCACAGGTGACAGGTTTGTGAAAGACAAGTGGGGTTTGAAGAAACGTGGTTACAGGCAACGTGCAAGGAAGATGAATGTGGGCAGGATGAAAGCACAACACATGGCTGATGAAGGATTTGATGTGACAACACCAAAAGCAAAGAGGATATTCCAAAGAGCATTGGCACGCGAACTCCAAAAGATTAGGTCGGTGAACTGATGGCAAGTCTTGAACAAGGAATACGCAGCATATTGATTGCCGATTCAGATGTAAGTGCATTGGTTAGCACAAGGGTATTCCCTTGGATTCGACAACAAGGCACAACATTCCCTGCAATTGTTTATGAACTGGATGGCACAGAGCCAGAACAAGACCTTGATGGCTACGGTGGAATGACACGTGCAGAATTGACCATAAGCAATGTTGCAACAACTTATGGTGGGGCAAAGACTTTGGCAGCCCACGTGCTTGATGCCTTAAATGGATATACAGGAACTCCCACAAATGGCGTGGCTATCAAATCCCTTGTCCACGATAATGATATAGGGATTGTTGAAGATTCTCAAATTGGCAATAGTCGAGGCGTTTCGATTATTGAAAGTAGTTACATAGTATGGTACTCTGATTAGCAAGAAAACAGGAGCAGGAAAATGGCAGCGATTACAGGAAACACGACAACAATAAGTATTGATGGGGGTACAACAGCCCTTGCAGATGTTACTTCCATCTCACCAATGTCATTAAGTTTGGCAACTTTGGATACAAGCAACCTTGATTCAACGTGGCGAACATTTATTGGTGGAATCAAAGATGGTGGTGAATGCACGTTTGAAATCAATTATGACCCCGCATCAACTTCGCACTTAACAATTGAAGCAGCGATTGATGGAACAGCGAAAGACATCAAAGTTGTGTACAGTGACACAAAAGAAACAGAGTTTAGTGCAATCATTACAAGTTTTTCAATTACTGCTGCAATGGATTCCGTTGTAACAGCAAGTCTCGGAATGAAAATTACAGATTCAATAACCTTCCCATCCGCATAATCAAACAAGGAGCATGACCGTGCTTGACAAAAAGGCAATTCTCAATAGCGATGACCTACCACGTGAAGAAGTAGAAGTTGAACAATGGGGTGGAAGCGTTTGGGTGAGGACTTTAACTGGTACGGAACGTGACCAATTTGAAGCCAGTTGCATAAAAAGCAAGGGTAAGAACAGTGGTGTGAACATGGAAAATATCCGTGCGCGCTTGTGTGTTCTTACAATTTGCAATGAAACAGGTGAACGGTTATTTGATGCGCGGGATATTGATGCACTTGGTAAGAAGTCTGCAATGTGTCTTGACTTAATTTTCTCAGTGGCACAAAAGTTGAATGGGCTTGGGAACGAAGATGTTGAGGACTTGGCAAAAAATTAAAGAGCCGTCCAGAACGGCGTTTTTACTTTACTCTGGCACTAGAACTTGGCATGACTGTCAGGCAGTTGTTGGCTTCTATGGATAGCAAGGAACTTAGTGAATGGGCTGCATTTTATTCGATTGAACCATTTGGTTATTTTAGGTCTGCTGATTTACCTGCGGGAATTATTGCTTCAACGATTGCAAACTGTAACCGAACAAAGCACAGTAAATCATTCTCACCAAAGGATTTCATGGCAGTTGGCGAACATGCACAAGATAAAGTAATGGAAGAAGATGAAATGCAAAACATACTGCAAGCAATGACAGGACAAGCACCAAAAGAGGCATACAAGTAATGGCGACAATAGGCAATCTTTGGATTAACGTAAAGTCTAACACCAGTGGTCTTTCCAAAGGTCTCGGTAAAGCCAAAGGCATGTTGGGCAAGTTTGGTAAGTTTGCTGCAAGCCCTGCGGGTTTGGCAACGGCTGCATTCGCAGGATTGACGGCTGCAATTGCATTAACTGTTAAAGTGCTTGGTGCTGCACTAAAAGAGTTTATGGCATTTGAAGCGGGGATGGCAGAAGTGAAATCTATTTTAACGGATGTGAGTGATTCAGATTTTGCGAAATTGGAAGATTCGGCGAAGAAGTTAGGTGCTACAACTGCATTCACTGCGGAAGAAGCATCAGGTGGAATGGCAAACTTAGCACGTGCAGGTTTTGCTACCAATGAAATACTTGCTGCAACACCTGCCGTTCTTAACTTAGCAAGTGCAACAGGAATGGAACTTGCAACAGCAGCAGACATTGCAGCAGTTGCAGTGCGTGGCTTTGGTTTAGAGGCATCAGAAACAGCACACGTTGCAGACGTTCTTGCACTTGCTGCAAGTAAGACAAACACAACCGTTGAAGGTCTTGGCGATGCCATGTCTTATGTTGCACCAGTTGCAAACCAACTTGGTTTTAGTATTGAAGAAACAACTGCAATGCTTGGCAAGTTGGCAGATGCAGGTATTAAAAACTCAAAAGGTGGTACTGCATTACGTACCATGATGTTAAAACTTGGGTCAACAATTGAAAAAGAAGGAACGCAGGCTTTTTATGATTATCTTGAAGCACAACACAGTGTTACAGAAAACATGGAAAAGTTTGGCAAGATTGGTGTGACGGCTGCGGGTGTTTTGTCAGGCGTTGTAGATGAAACAAAAGAACTAACAGTTGCAATGGAAGAAGCAGCAGATGTTGTTGATACGATGGCAAAAACACGTTTGGACACACTTGCAGGTGATGTAACGCTTTTTGAATCTGCTGTAAGTGGATTGAAGGTTGCAATTGGTGAACAACTTTCACCAACAATGCGTGATGCTGTGCAAGCAGCAACGGACTTTGTAAACATCTTAACTGAATCAATGGGTAGAACAAAACAATCAACAGCAGAAGCAGAAGCAGGCATGAACGCTTTCAGGTGGGTGCTAGTTGCAGTTGGTTCAATTATCATCTTTATCACTGACAAGTTTAAACGATTTTATGAAATTGGTGCTTTCGCAGTAAACGGTATCAAGACGTTGTTTAATGGTCTTCTGACATCAGTTATGGTTCTTGTAAAGAACTTGGTTGAAGCGGGTGCTGCTGTCAAGGAGTTTTTTGGTGGGACTGCCGACAGGTCTGGTATTGAAAAACTTGAAGGATGGATAGAAGATTGGGCTGCGGATACAGTCCAAGCAGGTGCAGATGCAGGTGCAAACTTTAACGCTGCTTTTGGTGAAGGGTTGATTGCACCATATAAAAATATGGGAGCATTGGCAGAGGGCATGAGTGCCGTAGGTGAAACAGCAGGCGCAGCAGTAATGGTGGGGATGGAAGGTGTATTTGAAGCAGGTGTACCAAAAGTTGTAGAAAAAGTTGTTGAGGAAACTGACAAACTTAACGATACACAGATGGACTTGATTGATTCGGGAACTAAGTTGAATGCTAAGTTAGAGGAACAGATTAAGTATTTTGGCATGTCAAATGCAGAAATGCTAATTGCAAAAGCAGTTAACGCAGATGTAAACTCGGAAGTTATCAATGGAACACTAGCACTTGAATTGAAACTGCAAGCATTGAAAGACAATCAAAAAGCACAGGAAGATGCAACAAAGCAAACAGAACAAGATGCAGAAAGATTAAAGTCTGCTGCTGAAAGCATAATTAAATCGCTGCGTTCACCGATGGAAGTATTTAATGATGAGCAATCAAAGTTACAAGAAATGAAAAAGAAATCATTGTTGACATTGGAACAATACGATAAAGCACTTGCAAAACTGAAAGAAAAAACAGCAGATGATTTAGAAATAAACATCGTCACGAAGGGAGTAATTGAAGGATTGCAGACTGCACTTGGAACAGTCAAGGTTGCGGGTCAAGTTTCAAAAACAGAACAGATTGCAGAAAAGTCTTTACGTGTTGCAGAAAATATGCAAGCATTGACCAGTGCAATATCTTCAACAACTTCTGAAAGTGCAGAATCATCAAGTGTTACTGCATCAAAGGCGGATAGCATCTTATCTAAACTTGGTAACCTAAGTGTTGGAATTAGTTGGGGTGGTTTGCAAAATATAATTACAAACGGTGTAGAGAGTGCAACATTAAACATTCCAAGCAGTGACATGACACACACAGAATACTTGCTTGGTGAAGTGCGTGCTGCGAATTGGCAAGAACTAACTGAACTAAAAACGCAAACCGCTATTATGTCTGGTGGCAGTGGGAGTCCTTTGACATGACCATACAGTACATTGAACTCATGGGCAGCAGAAGTGTAACGAGGAATGCAAGTGTGTACACAGCATCAAGAACTTTTTTGATTTATGATGATGCAGGCGAGTTTTTATCTTTGGAAGATGCAGTGAATTACGAAGAAGGCGTTTCATTTAGCGATGGGCATCCAGATATTTCAGGGATTTATGCAAACAGTTTTACTATCTCAGCATCGCGTGAACGAAAAGAAACTTGGGAACTTTCATGGCAATATGCAGAGCCAACAGAGTCCACTGATGCGGGTGGCGATGATGACCCTTACGATGGCGAAGGAGATAACACAGACAACGGTAGCGATGAGGACGATGTATTTGACCCACCAACAGGCGGTGGCGGCGGTGGCGGCGGTGGCGGCGGCGGCGGTGGTGGTTCGGGCGGTGGTGATGCAGAAGAAGGTGACGATGGTGTAGAAGAAGATGAACCATCAGAAGATGGAACAGGTGGCGCAGCAGAACGAACTTTCACAGGTGTTTCAATCAATGCTAGTGTTGCACTTGTTGACGGTTATGTTGGCAGTCCAACCATTCCTTATGCAGGTTCACAGGGTGGTGCTGATGGCTATGAAATCCCTGCGGGTGACGGCACGGTTGTCCACGTTGGTGGCGAGCCTATAACCATACCAATACCAATAACAACAATTGCACTTTCTGAAAGTCAAGGTGGCGAGTATTATTCTCTAAACAACACAAACTTAAAAGCGGGAAAAAGAAACGCATCACCTTTTTATGGTTTTGATACTGGAAGTGTCTTGTTTACTGGAATGAGTGTGCAAAGACAGGGTGCTTATTCTTGGGACATAACTTACAACTTCGCGTGGGATGAGTGGAGCCATATGCGTGAAGTGCCAAACCGCGATAGTGATGGCGAACTCAAACCAGAATCAGACGGCACGCTTAAAATCTTTTTGAAACAACCTTTTCCAAACACAACCAGTTTTCAGTTTGCACCATGACAGGTCAGTACCCAATTATTGAGCGTGGTTTAGGGCTCTTGACTCCTGACCTCTGGCGTAGAATCATGAACATGCTGCGTAATTATGAGGAAGGTACGAGAGATGAAACAGGAAAATTATCAAGCACAATAAACAAACCCTACCTTGTAGAGTTGACAAAGGCAAAGTGTATTGACCCGAACCGATACATTTATGCTTGGAGACAAGTTGTTTTGAATGATGACAATTCTTGGTCAGTTGTTACAGATGGAAAAACATCTACGGGTGACACAGATGAGTATGATTTTGCTGCGGTAAACTTAATAGAAATTGCAAACACTTCTACATTTACAAGCGCAGGTGTTTCAATGACAGGTTCATATCCATCAGGTTGGACGATGCAGGCAATGGGTGGTGGTAGTTGTTCTGGTACAGGCTGTGAAGTGTCTATTGGTGACGTAATAGTTATGCTTACAAGGGTTTCTGGTAGGAACACAGAAACAGTACCGCGATATGTTTTCAGTGCAGTAAATGAGCATGACGGCATTTGTAACACAACAGCCTTGGCAGTTACAGATGGAATAGATACTCCTGCAATTCCTGCCGAATCAACCTATGGTTATATTTATATCGGCACAGATGGTGACCCCAAGTTTATAGATAGCGATGAAAATATAGTAACGTTTGACACCACTTCATAGGAAAACCCATGTCTTATAATCGAGCAACAATCCAACCGTGTACCAATTGCTGTTCACCTACAACTTATTCAACTGAGTCTGTAAATTGGCTGCAAGATATTAGCGGGACTGCTCACAACATAGATGCAACGCAAGGCGTTTTTGATAACTCAATTAGTATAAATGCGAGTAGTTTAGTTTTTCGAGTGCCAACAGCGTGCAGCAAGTCAACAACCTATTGCGACAGTGACCCATTGACACATTCTGAATCAGGAACAGCAAAGGTTTCTTCTGACCCAACATCATGCAACGCATCTGAGTATTGGACAAGTTGCCAATCATCTGATAGTTGTACAGACCCACCATGTTCTTCTGGAAGTGATTGGGGTTGTGATGGAAGTGGTGCAGAGGAGTATGCAGTTAAGTGTTTCAGCACGGGAACATTTGGTTATACTAATTGCTACCCAACTTTTACTTATGATGATGTAGCAAGTACAACTATGGGTGCAGCAGGTTATATTCAACAAAGTAGCAACGGAACATCTACCATTGATGCAGATTGGTACGCAAGCAGTGTTTCTATCAAAGGCACACCAGAAACTTTCATTGGTTATCCTGTTGAAGTGGATGGATGTTCGTCATACGCAAAAGGGTTGAGAAAGATATTTGCAAGAAAAACACAATCTTCAAACTTGCAAGTGCGTTGGTATGTAGCAAAAGAGTGGGACACAGGTTCGCCAGAAAATAAAGTGTATGGTGACGAGTTTGCAATTGCAACAAACGAACTTGGCGAGTTATATGAAGGTCTTGAATTAAACGAAGATGTCGCAATTCGGGGTGTTGGAGAAACATCAAACAAAAACTTGTGGCGCAATTTGAGGTTGGGCGATGGAACTGGTGATGATTCTTTTGGTGAAGATTCGGGTTGGTATGATATAACGGACAACGCTGTTGAGTTTCAATACACCAAACCAAACTCTTATTCTTACACAATAGTTATTTTTGCAGATTATTATGGTGCAAGTGGTGCATACTGTTGTGATGACTTTTGTGGTTGCCAATATGCAAACTGGACATTCCACAGCGACTATGCACAAATACTTACTTCGGATGATGTAACTGACCCAGATACAGGTGACTGCGTTTGGGATTCAGGTGCAGGTGGTGAAAACTTTGGTGGTTCGTACACAGAGTATTCAAATGAAGGAATTGCAAAGGCGGGAGCATCTTTGAATGTGAGTTGAATATGAAAACGCAATTTATAAAATGGACATACAACGGCGAAGAAAAGATGGTTGCACTTGAACTTGGAGAAGAATGTGAAATCAAAGAAACCATGCCTGTCATTAAACATAAAATAGTTGCAAAGGCAGAAGATGTGGGTGAAGTTGAGCAAGTTATTCAAGAAGTGAAAGAAGTAAAGAAAAAAAGCGGTTGTACTTCATGTGAGCAATCAAAAAATAAGCGTGGTTTGATGGGCTTGATTAAGGGAAGTGCAGGATTGTTAAAAGCGGAACTAGGTATTGATGCGGCAGATGATGCGACAATAGAAAAGAGAAAAGCAATATGTCTTGCTTGTGGTACTTATGACTTTGGTGTGTGTAATGACTGTGGTTGTTTTACAGCAGCGAAGGTGAAATTAAAATCGGGCAGCCCTTGCCCACAACAACGATGGTGAATTAAATGGCAGTAAGAGTATGGCTAGGAACATTTGCAGGGCAGATTGGCAATTGGGATGAAGGTCACAATTGGTTGGATGAAGATGGTGCAGATGCGGGTGTTGTACCTGTTGCAGACGATGACGTTTATTTTACAAGTGGCAGCCAAGATGTCCAAGCGGATACCGTTGATAGCAGTGGAGTGACCTTAACAAGTTTGAACTTCGGTGTTAAGTGGACAGGTTCATTTGTAGAAGTGGTAAACCCAACAAGCGGTGTCACAACAACCGATACACTTGCAGTTGCAGAAATAAATGCAACGTCACTTGACTATGCAAACAAACTTGGTTCGGTTGGTTTGGAAGGTACTTTTACAACAGTCAACGTCCAAGCAACTTCAATTGATTCACCCGCATTAAAGTTTCAAGCATCAACAATAACCAACTTGCACGTTACAGGTGGAAGCGGGACTGTTTTTGTGGATGAAAACTCAACAGTTAGCGGAAGCATTAACATGATTGGTGCAAGTAGTGTTAAGGTAGAGATTGAAAGTAATGCAACAGTGAGTGCTGCGGACTTAACAATTGACAAAGGCACGTTCTTGACTTACATGGGGTGTGATACCATCACGCAGTACGGCGGTACTGTTGCAATTCTCACAAGCACACAAACTACAAATGCAATTACGATGTACAAGGGAACTTGTAAATACAAACCAACAGATGATGCGACACTTACAGCGTTGGTAATTTATGGCGGATACTTTGATATGCGTGGTTGCAATGCACCAACACACACAATAACCAACGCAACAATCTATTCTGGTTCAATGATTGATGAACGCAATGGTTTAGAAAATGCAGTTTACACCAATCCAATTTTAAGTAATGGCGGTGTATTCATGCCAGACTTAGGCAGAAGTATAACGGTAACATAATGTCTACAACTTCAACAATTTATGCTTCAAAAGACACTTGGCTTGACGGCGATAATACAAGCACAAATAATTCAGGTGATAACTTAATAGCATTAGGACAGCAAACAATTGGATTTAGCACAGAAGGCGAAAGGGCTAATGGCATCTTTGCTTTTGACGTTTCCGCTTTAACACCAAGTTTATTAACGCAGGTGAACTTCAAACTTAATTTTAAAAGCAATGCAAAAGGTGCGGGTGTCAGGCAGTGTTATGTATACCGATTAACACGGGATTTTGTTGAAAATCAAGCAACTTGGCTTGTTTCTGCAACTGGAACAGATTGGACGGCAGCCGATGGTGGTGCAAGTGACAGTGCAACAACCGAACCTTACGCAACTTTTGATGTTGGTTTTAGGACGGACGATGATGTCTCGGTTGATATAACAAAGTTAGTTGTTGATGCTATCAACCGCAGGAGCGGAACACTTTATTTATGGGTAGGTATTCCATTAAGCGACACCGCAACGTCAAGGGCAAGCGGTCAATATCACTCACTGGAAGCGACCTTTCCGAGTGACCGTCCAAGATTGGAATGTATAACAGCAGATAGAATTGTTTGGGACGGCAGCGCGGGTGACGGTAACGCTCAAACCGCAAGTAATTATGTTGGTGACGTTGCACCAGATTACTATGACCATGTTATTTTCAATGATGGTGCAGTTAATGTTACAAGCGGTTATATTGCTTGCAACTCTTTGTTTATTAGCGAAGAATACACAGGTACAATAGAAGCAACAGATGGAAGTGCAATAAATGTTTTATCATCTGCCGTTGCGGGTTATCCTCAAACCAATAAGGTGGTCATCAATCAAAAGCGTGGCAAGTTTGATTTAGGATTTAGCAGTGCAAATGCGTGGAAAATAAACATTGCCAACTGCCCTTCTGATGGTGGTAGGTTGTATACGCTTTTGACAGGGAACATGGAAACAACAGTTATCAAAACAACAGGAAAGTTGGAACTTGATGGTGACTTTGTTTTATCTGCAACAGGTAACAAGCATTCCAAGAGCATTGAAACTTCTGGAAATCCAACCAAAATAAAAGCGTTGAAAACCAAACTGTTTGTTACAAACGGCAGTAAAGATTTTGTGCTTGGTGAAGGTTCTAAGATGTATGCAACAGGTGGCAATTTGGCACAAACTTTGGACAGTTATATTACAGACAATTCTTATGTTTCCTTTTTATCAAAAAACATAGATTCAACCATCAACTTGCTAAATGGAAAGTTATCTTTTAAGGATAATGAAAATGCTAGTATTGAAACCGAAGATATTATTTTATGGAAGAACGGTACATTTGACCC